AGGTGGGTGAGCGGCCCGAGCGCGGTGCTCTTGGTGACACCGCCCATCTTCATCGAGACGAGCTGGCCGACCGGCACCTCGCGCGCCGCGGTCTCGGACACCGCGGCGGCCATCGCGTCCTGGTCGGGCAGGCCGGCCATGAGCGCGAGGTTCACGCCCTGGAAGTTGTAGGACCCGTCGGCGTTCTGCAGCGGCGTGTCGTCGAAGAAGACGCTCTTGAGCCCGTCCGCGAAGCCCTCGATCGGCCCTTCGGACAGGATATCCATGACGTAGGCTGTCGATTTCGAGCGCAGGGTATTGGGCGCCTCGTAGGGCGCGCGCTGCCGGCCGCCGCCACCGCCCTTGCCGCCGCCGGCGCCGCGCACGCTCATCGCCGAGGCCTCGGCGGTCATCAGGTGCGCCCCACCACGGCCGCGGTGATCTTGCCCGTCTGGCCGGCGGTCGTGATCACGGAGTTGGCGACGTAGTCCTCGGCCTTGAGCGAGGCCGCGCCAACCACCGTTCCCGCGCGCACCTTGCCGTAGACCAGCGGCACCGGGCCGCCCTGGACGTAGGTATTCACCGGCCCGGTGAAGAGGAACGAGGGGTTCTGGTCGACGGTCAGCGGTCCCTGCGTCTTCGGCTGCGGAGCGAGCATCATGGTCACCCCGGTGAAGACCAGGCCCAGGCCCATCATGCCGACGGTGCTCGCCGACAAGACGCCGCTCACGCCGATAACCGAAGTGCCCCAGGCCGCCGCCGAGGCCGCCGAAGCGCCGCCCGCCGCGCCCGCCGCCGTCACAGATGCCGAAGCCGCGCCGAACCAACCGATTGCCGCGCCATAGGTGACCACCGCGGCGACGATCATCACCACTCCGGCGATGATCTTGCCCGCCCCGCTGTTCTTCGCGCCCGCGGCCGCGGGGACGATGTGCAACTCGGTCTCGGCCCCGAAGCGCAGCCCGAGCCCCTCCGGCGTCAGCCCCATGCGGCCGCGCACTACCCGGTAGGCCCCGTCGGCCACCGCCTGCCGGAAGCCGCGCAGCATGCTGCACAGGGCCCGGATCGCCTCGGCGGGGGTGTCCACCGCCAAGTCGAAGCGGGGCCCGAAGCGCCGCCCCAGGCCGCCATGCAGATGGATGGATCGGATCATGCCTGGCTCTCGTGCCGCAGCGCATGTGTCACGAAGGACAGCCAGCGCGACAGGGGTTCTTCCCGGCTGAGCCGGTTCGACAGGTGATGCAGGATCAACCCGTTCCCGAGCACGATGGCGGCGTGGTTCGCCACCTGGCTCTGGATCTGCATCAGCAGGACGTCGCCGCGCCGCGCGCCCTCGATAGAGACCACCCGGAAGCCCGCCGCGGCGAAGTTCTCGCGATAGAGGTCGCCACCGGCACGCCACCACTCATGGCTGCGCGGCCCCTCGACCAACTCCACGCCGAGCTCCACCGCGTACCAGTCCTTGATCAGCGCGTAGCAGTCGCCCTTGCCGTCCGATCCGCTCGGGCCATGGCGGAAATCCCGCCCGACCAGCGGCGGCGTCTCGATGCCCGGCCCCCACCAAAGAATGCCGGTCGCGTCCGTCCCGTCGGTCGAGACCAGGCCCCAGAGCAGGCCCGTCGCCATCTGCTGGCGCATATCGTCGGCCGAGGGCCATGGCGCCTGGTCGGGGTGGCTGTGGACGATGGCCTGGATGCCCTCGCGCAGCATCTCCACGGGAGCGATCTCGAATTCGTCGCGCGGGTTCGCGGCGATGTTCTCCAGCGGCACGTAGGACCCGTTCACCACCAGGCCGCATGCCTCGTTCGGATAGGCGGCCAAGGCGTGCTCCCGGATCGCCGCGTCGACAGCGAAGCCGAATGGCCTGAGCGGCATCTTGTTCTCCCTCAGCGCGCTCTGCCGAGCCCTGGGAACCCCCAGGTCGGCAGCGCGCTCCACCCGGAGGCGTCGGCGCGGAGCTTGCAGCTTGTCAGGCGCTTGCCGCACCGGTCGCGGGTCGCGTCCGTCGGCAGGTCGTCCTCGCTCCAGTAGGACGTGCCCACATAGGGGCAAGTCACCCCCTCGTAGCTGAAGGCACCCGTAGCGTTGTTCCACTCTCGATAGACCTGGGTGCAGACATCGCGAAGCAGCTGCCTCGAAGGCAGGTAGCGCCCCTGCTGATCGAGGATCGAGGAGAGCTCCCACTCAATGATCGTGGGGTTGTGCTGCACCTTTCGCTCGACATACCAGATATCGGGCTCGATGTAGGCGTTTGGGTCGGCAGAGGGCATGCCGTCGAGGAACTTCGCGTAGGTGCGGGTGCGGGTGATTTTCGCTCCGACGAGATCGCCAGACACGACGACCAGGCTGCCGGCGATGTTCTCGATGTTGCTCACGCGGATCCGTGGCCGCGGCGCCGGCCCCTTGCCGCGCCACTCGAAGCCCTCGGCCTCGATCGGGTAGGGCGTGTATTCCTGCCCGCCGAAGGCGATGCGCACGGGCGCGGCCGGGTTCGACGCATCCACCGAGGGCGTCCAGAAGAGTTCCAGCGTGCCACCGATCACCGTGGTGTCGAGGTGATAGAGGTGGATCAGCGCGTCGGGAGAGGATAGCTTCTGGGTTTCGACCGCGACGGCGGCGGGGAGGGTCCCGCTCATCTCAGACCGCCAGGCCGAAGTCTTCGACGAAGGTCGCGCTGACCCCCGAGGCGTTCCACTGCGGCTCCGTCCTCTCCCACTCGGGGCAGGTGTACTTCCGCGGCGAGCCGTCGCGCGGCGAGGTCCACCAGAACGGCGTTACGCCGCCGTGCGTCTCGAAGAAGCCGATGATGTAGTCGGCCTCGGCCGGGGTGCAGGGCGCCCACTCCAGCCGGTAGGAGCGCGGCATGGTGTTGAGCCCGTCCGCCGTGCGCTGGACATACCCGTCGCCGAAGGCCGCCGACAGCACGCGCGGGCGCTGCTGGTAGGCCATGCCAAGGTTCGGGTTGCGGCCGGGGGAGAAGGTCTGCAGCGCCATGCGTCACCTCATCGTCGGCTGGCCGGCGTCGTTGAGCACACCGCCGGGGGCGAGCTGGCGGACCATCACCGAGGTCACCATGCCTTCCAGGGCGCGGGCGATGTCGTTGCCCATGCGCTGGCCACCTCCCTGGCCGCCGCCGCCGCCGCCGCCGCCGTTCACGGTGACGTTGAAGTTGTTGCTGATCGCCGGCCCGCCGCCGCCGCCGGTGCGGACGCCGAGGTTGCCAGATGGCATGCGCACCAGAGGGACAGCGGCCTCGGGGCCGGCCTCGGCGACCAGCGCGGTGCCGCCGTTCGCCATGGGGACGTACTGGGCGTGGCTGAAGATCCCGCCGCCGCCCTGGGCAAGGGGGGTGTAGAAGGACCGGCTGTCGAGGACGCCACCAAGGGCCATTGGGCCCAGCACGCTCCCTTCCAGAACGCCTCCAGACGCCCAGGCAGCCTCAGTCGCGCCCTTTGCAACCGTGCCGGCGCTTCCAGTACCGAAAAGCCAGTTGAAGCCGCCCTGAAGCAGATCACCGCCCTGCTGCATCAGGATCCGGCTGCCGAGACGGGTGTAGTAGGCCGCCATCTCGGCCATCATCGCCCGCAGCACGTCAGTCGCCTTGCCGCCCTGCAGGATGATGCGCTCGAGCGCCTGTCCGGCCGAGTTGCCAAGCTGGTACCAGCCGTCGCGCATCATCCCCACCAGGCGGTCCTGCTCGCGGAGCTGGGCGAGCTGCCCGGCGCGCTGGACGCGCTCATCCACCTCGTTCGACGACAGGTCGCCGCGATTCCGCTCAAGCGACCGCCGAAGCTGCCGCTCGGCCAGGTCGCGCTGCGCGAGCCGCGACGAGAAAAAGTAGCCCGAGGTGAACTGAAGATCCCCGATCTCGTCTTCCTGGCGCTGGCGCTCCTCCGGATCGCGGGCGCGCAGCTGCGCGATGTAGGAATCGCGCTGCTGGTCCTCGAGCGTCTGTGCCTGGCCAAGCAGGGCCAGGCGCTGCTCGGGCGTCGTCTCCGGCCGGGCGGCCAGGCGGCGCAGGTTCTCGGTCAGCGGACGCACCTGGTCGATGGCCTGGGCCAGCCCCTGCTGGAACGGCGTCAGGCCCGAGCGGGACAGCGTCTCCATCTGGACGGTGTTGCGGTCCACTTCGGTGCGGAACCGCTCCATGCTTTCTTCGACGCGCTGCTGCACGTCGGCGGTCGTGAAGCCCCGGACGTCCACACCGGGGTTGTCCTGGGCGTAGGCCCGCGCCGCGCCGGCGATCGCGGCGTCCGGCCCGTAGAGCCGCCCGCGCGCCGCGCCGACATCCGCCCCGTCCGGCGCGGTGAGGAATCGCGT